GAGTTCATGAGTATCTCTGCTCTGGACACTTATCTTGAAGACAATAAGAATATCACTCAACTCGTAAATGGCGCACCTATGATCCATTCTGGCAGAGGTATGGGAAAACCAGATGCAGGTTTTCGAGACTTACTGAAGCATATGAAGAAGGGAAACCAAAAGGGTATTAGTAGGAGCACCATCAACACATTCTAAGGAAATATAATGGAAGAAGAAACAAGAAGACTTACGAGAAAAGAAAGACGACTTCTTCGACAAGGAAAGACCCCACCAAAGGAAAACTATCAAGAGAAACTAAACTTTAATCTAAAACATTTTGATCCACTGACATCAAATCAGAAAGCAACATTTGATGCTTTCGGTAAAGACCGTAACCTAATGCTGCATGGAATTGCAGGCACAGGTAAGTCTTTCTTGTCGCTCTACCTATCATTAAAGGAGATTCTGAACAACTCAGACAAATATAAGAAGGTAGTGATCGTTAGATCAGTTGTCCCTACGAGAGATATGGGATTTCTTCCAGGTAATAATAAAGAAAAGACTAAGGTGTATGAAGCACCGTATTATGCCATCTGCACAGAACTATTCGGCAGATCGGATTCATATGAATACCTCAAACAAAAGAACATGATTGAGTTCATGTCTACTTCATTTATCAGAGGTATCACCCTAAATAATTGCATAGTATTAGTTGATGAAATGCAGAATGCTACTCTTCATGAGTTGGATTCTGTAATTACACGTATTGGTCATAACTGTAAGGTTGTGTTTTCTGGAGACTTCAGACAGTCCGACTTTACAAGAGAGCACGAGCGAAATGGTTTGACAGACTTCATGAGAGTTGTTCGTAGTATGAAGTCATTTTCATTTGTTGAATTCAATGCTGAAGACATTGTGCGTAGTTCTCTAGTGAAAGAGTATATCATAATGAAAGATAAACTTCGAGTAACAGCATAGGAGATATAATGTCACAGCAAATCTACATAGGAAACTACTGGCCATTCTTTTTCACTGGCCTACGTCAGTTTCAATATTCAACAAAAGATGGTACAGTAGCTCCATACACTACTAACTTCTATTATGATCCTAACCGTAACTCTATGGCTCAGGAAAATTATGCAGCTGATGGAACCTTTCTGAATAAATGGTTCATGCAAATCAGAACTGCATTTGGTGTTGCTGAATGGCGTGACGATTACCCACCAGATAAAGATAATCCATCAGGAAAGATCATTGTTATGGATCCTCCTATTGGTTGGGGTAATGTTGAGAATGTTCCTGGTAACTACTACAATAAAGTAGAGACTGATCCTTGGCAGTGTCAGCCGTTCACTATTGCTGAAGCAGAACAGACAGTTGTTTACGAGGAGTCGCTTCCTACATTTACTACTTGGCATGGAGATACTTTCAACAACGTATTAGTATTCTCTTATGCTCAGAAGTGGGGTAAGTCTATATCTGGTGCTCGTTATTGGATGGCCGAGAACATTGGTCCAGTTGGTGTTGCATTCATCATCCAGAATCCAGATGGCACATTCACCACTTGGGAACGTAGCGATGCCAAAGTTGTCGAGTTCAACGAACAACAGAAATATGAAATGCTTATGAAGAATGCTTCTAAAGAAGTAATCAAAACAAGTGTAGTTCATCACTTGATGAAAAAATAATATGAAACGGATATATTATGAGAAAAGTGTTTAAGCATAATTTCGTGCCAGAAGTAGAATTAACAACGGAGAACATAGACGGCAAACGATACTATGTTCTCCCAACTGGCGAGAAGTTTCGATCAGTTACTACTGTTCTTGGTGACAAATTAGATAAAACTGCACTACTTGAATGGAAGAAGAAAGTCGGTGAAGAACAAGCCCAAAAGATTTCTACACAAGCTGCTCGTAGAGGTACAGCAGTCCATACTCTCTGTGAAAAATATGTTCTTAATGAATCTGAGTATCTTAAAGATGCTCTTCCTTCGAACATTGACTCCTTTAATGGTATCCGTTCTTTGCTTGATAAGCATGTGGATAATATCCTGGGTGTTGAACTTCCTCTCCATTCTATCGCATTAAAGACTGCAGGACGTTGTGATCTTATTGCTGAGTTTGATGGAGTTCCTTCTATTATTGACTTCAAGACTTCTCGTAAGACAAAGAAAGAAGAATGGATCCTTAGCTACAAGTTGCAAACAGCATGTTATGCGATGATGTTTTCTTGGATATATAAAATTAATATACCACAAACAGTAATAATGATAGCTGTAGATCACGAAGAACCACAGCTATTTAAATTCAATACAAAAGATTATGTTAATGAAGTATTAAGAATATTCAGAGATGAATAATTTACAATTCTTGAAATGACTTTTAAATATACCAGGAGCTCTCCCATTCTTACCACAGTGCGGACATTCTCTTAATATCTGAGATTGATGTTTACCTTCTGCCAACAGTTTCTTATGCATAGCAGAACCTTTTTCTCCTGCAAATGGGTTAAGACCTTCTGTTAACCTCTTTTCATAATAAGAACCTCCCTTCATAAAAGGATGAGTTTTATTTTCTACTCTTCTTAGATTTTCTTTTCTGGCTCTTTCTGTACCGCCATTTGCTTTTAATAAATGATGCTCGCCTTCTTCTACAAGAATTTTATTCACAGAAGACATCATTGCTGAATGCCCTGTGTTTCTAACATCTTGTATTACTGGAGGATGTTCTTCTAACAGTTGTTCTATTTTAGGATATTCTGATATATCTATTGTGGGTGTTATGTCCAGAGCAATAGCGAAAGGATCATAAATAGTCATGCTGTGCCTCCTTGTTAGGTATAGAGCCTGTGGATCTTGCCGGATCGCGACAGGTATTTCTATTTAGTCTTTATGTGCGAAAAAAGGGAGCTCAAGGCTCCCTTTTCTTTTACTTAAATTTTAATTAGTATTAAAGACCCCAGAAACCCAGACCAAGAAGACCACGACGACCAGCCGGAGCAATATCAACAGATAGATCATTACCGTTCTCTATGTCAGCATCAACATCCATACCAGGAGGAGCAGTAACCAGAGTACCGTGTGGAGTTACAACAGTCATTGGCGCGAAAATATACATAGTCTTACCGTCTTTAACAACCTTAGTCATCTGAATATGGCTGTGTGAATGAGCCATAGCTGATCCAGCGAGACCAAGAGAAATTACTGCTGCAAGAAAGATCTTGTTCATTAGTTTGTCCTTTACTGTTAGTTAATGAGCGCCCGATGAATACTGAACGAACGCTGATACAAAGATACCTGCTGCCACATACGCTAAGAAAGCAACAGCAACATACAACTTACTTGGCAACTTAGGTTCTTTATCCATGTTATACCCTCTATTTATGCTATCTTCATTTGTTTCTTTGTCTGTTGTATGTATTGTTCTCTTATCTGTTCACCAATATCAATCATACAACAATCTCCGCAGTTTCTACCAGAAACAACATAATTTAAAACAATGTGTTTCATATTAACAAATGGATCTTCAGATATATAAAACTCTGAAGTATCAACTCCAAACTTTTTCAGTAAGTGTGCTGAACCCATAACATACGGTAGGAATGCACTAAAAGGAATATTATGAAATCTACAGAATTCTTTATATTTATCTGGATATCCTTTAGCTAAACTATGTAGAACAGAGTATATTGTTCCAAGTTTATTGTCAAGTCGTTTTGACATAAATATATCCCCAACATCTGTAACAAGGCCATTGTAAGATATATCTTCTATAGAATTCTTATCCCAAACAAAATTCCAATTGCTATTGATCATATACTCGAGCAAATCGTATAATTCTTTTGGGTCACCAACATCTTTATACTTAACACGTTTGCATTTATAATTTAAGATGAAATAATACTGGCCGTTCTCTTTATCATAATTAACAGCCTTAATAACCTCAGCTGAAGATCTTTCGAATTCCTCTGAGTTTTCAATGATGGATAATTCTTTAACGCCACAAGATCCAATAAAGTCTGTAAAAGTAGGTTGATATACTTCTTGAAAAAGACCAGACTTACCAGCAAAACAATCTTTGCTGACTAATGGTCCAAGATAAAAGATATTCAATTTATCATCAAGAATAGTATAACCATCTAATTGTTTCGTATCTGTGATTGGAGGAAGAACATGACACTTATAGGTCGCACCAAGTCCTTTATAAAAGAGCTTGTCTCCTTTAGTAACCCTACCTGAAATAAATTCAAGATTGTCGTTGATCTCTAACTTATCGACGACAACACCATTCTTATCATGAATAGGAACAATTGTCATTACATAGACTTTTCATTTAGATGCATGTATGAAGAAAGCAAGAACTTCTCTCCTTTAATAACTGGATAACCAATATGTGGGAACATCCAGAATGGAGGAAATATAAGGAGCTTACCTTTTTCTGGTTTTACTTTCAATCCAATACTTGTTATCTCAGTCTCTCCACCTTCTTCAACATCATTAAGATACCAGAAGAAAATAAGAAATCGTCTTGCTGAATCAAGAGTCTTGACATCAACATGTTCGTCAAATCTATCCTTGCCACCAGCAGAATAATGTTTAACTCTGAAACTCTCAAAGTTGAACTTATCTGGCCAGAACTTACTCTCTGGAACATCTTTCTTATATTGATCAAGTGCTGCAAGAGCATGATCAACCAAATACTTATGTAGATTTAGATTGATGTTTCTATTAGAAGTAAAGTCAAATTGATCCATATTAGGATAACCGTTCTGGTCATATCTATTATGGATATCTTTGGTCTTTTCGTATATCTGGATCAACTGATCGCACACTTGATGTGGCAAGCTGTTA